GGAGGAAGGCCGGTTGCTTGCCGCCATCTGCGACGATTTCGGGAAAAAGGTTGACCATTCTGTTGTCCGCAGCGTTGACGCTGCGAGCGACATAACTGGAGCCAAGGATAGGCGTCTGCATCAGACTTGACCTCCTGTAGTTTCCTCGTATATATTTTTGGAAACTACAATCGAGGATGAATCATGACGGCGGAAGAACTTAAAAAAATTGTTTCCTATGATAGCCAGACCGGAGTGTTTACGTGGTTGGTTAGCCCGTCCAAAAGCATACGCGCCGGCCATGCAGCAGGATGCCGCGAAAAACGCATTGGCTATTGCACCATAGGGTACAAAGGAAAAATCTACAAAGCGCATAGATTGGCGTGGTTGTATGTCACAGGTCAATGGCCTGACGGGCTTATAGATCATATTAACGGTGTTAAAGACGATAATCGGTTTGAAAATCTTCGGGTAGTTAATGAGTCGGGAAACTCTCAAAATGTTCGCAAGCCAAACAAACGCAATAAATCTGGTTTCATGGGGGTTATATTTTTTCAAAATAAATGGCGCGCTAACATCACGCACAGCGGCAAAACGCATTGGTTGGGCGACTTCGCTACACCGGAAGAAGCCCATCAAGCTTATCTTACTGCTAAACGTAAATTTCACGCGGCTTGTACCTTGTAAGCAGTTGAAAACGTTAAAAATTCCCGGCGTAGATCGAGTAGCGCTGTCTCGTCCCTACGATGCTGTAGGGCAGCGCCATGATATCATCAGGATTATTGATGCGCTTCAGATTGCGCTTGCTATACATAGCGACCCGCTGCACCTGCGCCGACGGTTCGACGCCAAACTCCGGCGCAATTTCGCAGGCCAGATTATATCGGAATGCGCGCAGATAGCCGGGCGGAAAGGTCAGGCTAGTGGCCAAAGTAGCCGGAGCGGTCAGTTCCTCAACCGAAATGAAGTGCCATTCCAGCTCCCGGAGCGGCTTGGGATAAACATACATTTCGATATCGGGAAACGTATTGTTGACCCAGATAACCTGTGGATAGGTGCTGGTCACAGTCTTGACGGCGATGCCGTCATACTGCTGCTGGTTGATGAACTTGATGCCGTAGGAGACGTTGGTCTGCGGATCGCGGAAATAGGTTGCATCGTCCAGAAGCACCGGACGGTTGCCGACAAAGTCGCCGGTCGGGCCAAGCGTCCGGCTGAGAACGCCCGACGGCCAGTTAAAAACCTGGTCCTGAGTCGAAAATACTGCCAGACGCTCGGTGTTCCACGAGTCGATCATCTGGTTGAGGGCCATCAGCGCGTCTTGTGACGTTTCCGACGAGGGCGTTTCGCCCTCTGCGAGGACGCCCAGAAGTCTCAACGCTCCGTTGATCTGCTCGCCCGCTGTCGTCATCTGGATCAAACCTCTCCCAGCCGTTCTCTTCGTCGGCTTCGGCTTCAAGATGCATCGTTGCGATCTTCACCCCATGGATGGGATGCCGCAAATAGATTACAGCCATTTTTCACCTATGGTAAGGGCCAGCCGGCCCGTAGGCCGGCCGTAGAAGCAAGATCAGGCGACGGTAAACGTCAGCCTGTAAACCGGGAACGTCACCGTGTTGGCGAGCGTGCCGGAAACCGTCGCGCGGATACGAATACGGTCGCCAGCCGCAACCACCAGATTGGCGGCCGTGCCGTTAAGCGTAAGCGTGCGCAGGGTATTCGCGGCGAGCGCCGTTCCGCCCGTCGCCTTGGTCGTGTTGGCGTCGGTCGCGGCCAGCATAGCTGCCGTTCCCGCACCAGCCTGACCAAGGTTGGTGATGCTGAACGTGATGAAGTTCGTGTCGTTTGCCGCCAGCACATCGACGCCCGAGAACAACGCGGACGACAGAACGCCGGCAGCAGGCGCGATCATGAAGACATCGTTGGTGCCGCCGGTAGTGGTAGCGATAGTCGCGCCCTGCTGACCCATGGAAAGGCCGCTGCCAATATTGGACAGAACCTTCGAGGTTGAGTCGATTGTGGCCCCGGTAAGCGTGGTGCCAGAAGTCAACTCAGGGTCAGAAAAAGCAACGCCTACTGATTTGGTATTAGGCATTGTTTTCTCCTGTTAGCCGACGCGATACAGCGTCCACGTGGTAGCGCCGGTCTTGCGAGCGCGAAACGCCTGCGCGGTGCCGGCTGTAGCCGCGACCGTCATAAGTCCGACCAGCGTCCAGCCGGTGTTGGTCGTCAGAGTGATGACGCCCGACCCGGTCCCATCGACGTTAATGACCGCAAAGTCAATCGTAGCGCCGACCTTGGCTGACGACGGGAGGGCCGTTTCCAGCGCCGTTACGGTCGGAAGCTGGTAAGACGAAGCCGTGCCAGTCGGTGAGCCAAGGATCAGGCCCGTAAGAACCTGATCGCCGGTCAGCGTCGCACCGGTCGTTAGCGTAGCCGGGGCCGGCGTGACGCGGAACAGCGCGTCGCCGCCATTACCAGCGCCGACCTGATAGCCGCCCGTGCCCTGCGGAAGCGCGGGTGTCGGGCCAAAGGATTCGAGCGGGTATGAAGCGCCCTGTGTAGTGATAGCCATGATTCAGAACTCCTTGATAAGGTGAAAAGAAGGGGCTTACGCCCCTCCTGTTAGCCCCAAAGACGGACAGCCATCTGCGGACGAATGACGCTGTAGCCATACAGAACGTCAATACGGCAGGGCAGTCGGTCGTTGTTGATGTCATACTGACGAACAACGCGGAGCGAAATGCCGTTGTGGACCTGACGCGAAGCCATGTCGACACCCTGCGGAAGCAGAAGATCGGCCGTCGCAAACGCAATCGCGTCGCGATGATAGATCAGGTTCTGCGGGTACTGCGTCGAGGCAGCGCCAAGGAACGTAACCGCCGCGCCGGAAGCCGGCAGAGCGTCGACCGTGGCCAGAGCCTGCGAAGCCGAATACATCGCCGGAACAGTGACCGAAGCCGTGGTGGACGCCGTAACGTCAGCCAGAGCTACGAACTGATACAGCGAGCCCGTCGATTCACGGGTCTGCGGGTTAACAGCATAGACATTGGCGATGGTGAACACGTCGCCAGCCTTGATGGTCGTCGTCGTGAGGCCCGTCAGAACAACGGTTGTCGAGCCCTCGGTCGTGACCGTGGCGTTGACCGTAACCGTGCCAGCGCGCGAACCAGTCGTGAACTGCTTGATCGACTGCGACATATTCAGCTCGTCATAGCCGAGAATGCCTTCGCCGAACATGCCGTTCTTGAACTGCTTCGAGATCGCCGACACCGGGTTGAAGAGACCCTTCATGCCTTCGATCAGCGCGGCGTTCGCAGCCGGATTGACCGTCGCATAGCGCGGCGACATGACAGCGGCGTTCTCGTTCAGCTTCTGCTGCGCCTGCAACAGAACGAGCGAGGTGGCCGGGGTCGTGCCGGGCGTGCCGACCGAGTTGCCGATGTATTTGAAGCTGTTCGCAACGTCCGCGTCGATAGAGGACGCGAGCTGCGAAATACGAGGCTTCAGAACACGTTCAGCGAAATCGTCGAGCTGCATGGTAAGCTCGGCGGTCGTGAAGTTGACGCCGATATGCTTCTGGCTGGAGACCGCGAGCGTGGTGTACTGCTCGTTGTCGTCCTGGACCTGAAGCGCCGCGCCGTCCGTGACCAGCGCGCGGTCGGGCAGACGGATGCGGAGGGTCGAGCCGATCTTCGCGCCTTCAACGGCGAAAGAGTCGTCGTACTGGCGGTTGACCGTGCGGGTCAGCACGAGGTTGTTCTCTAGGCCAAATGTTCAACCAGAATCGCTACTTCTGGCCCGCCCCTTTTCAGGAGCCGCTGCATGTCACCATGCAGAGCAGACTATCTCTTCACCTCCATGCGGAGGGCTGTGCGCTTCGGGCCGCTTGGCCCTACTCCCTTTCGGGATAGTCGTTACACCTTACACTGATGAGGACAAACACCGCCATTGCGATGTTTACCGACCTGACAATTCATACATAGCACCTGATAGCCCGCAGGAAAAGAGTTTTTTCGCAGCCATAGATAAAAAGCCGAGCCGCCGCCGTTATATTTTCCGCTTTTGCGTTCTGTAGCGCCGTCGTTATGAATATGGTCAATAGACAGGAATTTAGGCTCGGTTTCACCGCAACAAGCGCACACAAAACCGCCGTAAGCCTCAAAGACTTCGCGGCGCGTACGATCTTGATTGCGTTTGGTTTTATCGCGCTCAGTCTGACGAATGCGCTCTTCTTCTTCGGGAGAGGCTTTGGCCAGTTTACGATTGCGCCATTCGCGAGCGTGTTCTCTAGCTTTTTCTGGGTTAGCCGCTCGCCACGCACGCATTCTTTGGCGATGGCGCTCCGGGTCGCGCTCGCGGTATTTGCGAGACGCTTCCCGGTTACGCTTTCGGACGAGTTCTTCCGGTGTCAGGTCGGAATTGTTCTCGTCGGTGTCTTGGCTCGGTGTTTTCATGAAACAACAGTATCATGACGTTCACCGAATTCACACAGTTATTTTTCCAGTTATCACTAACTGGGGAGACCGGTTAGTTAATCTCCAGAGCCTTCCTTGTGATCATATCAATCGTTAAGAGGCTGTTACTCATAACCTAGTCCTTTCAAAGACTTAGCGTCGGTTCTGCGCTTCCCACTTCTTGATCTGTCGCTGACGTTCCGCTTCAATCCATTCCGACGTTGACATTTCCTTTATGGACCGTGGGTCCGTCGTGTCTCGTCTCGGGCCGGAGTTTGACCGGGTTGCCGTGACAGGCGCAAGAGGCGCTGGCGCGGTTGATGTCTTCTTGACCGGCGGATTTGAAGCCAGATTGGCCTCTATCTTACCGATCTCCTTTGCCTGCAGGACAGGCGGTAACCGGGAAATGCGCGCGGCTTCTTTTGGATTGGATCCAAGGAAATAGATTACCTCGGGGCCAATATCAGAAGCCTGAATTGCCTGCGCCATATAGTCCGTGACGGGGAGACTGGGGTTATACGCGACCTGTTCAAAGTCCTCGTATTTGTCCCTTGCCTCTTCCTCGCGGTCTCTATAGGCCTCGACGAACTCGGCCTGTTGTCTTGCGGCCTCTCGCTGAGCCAACATCTCCCGAGCCTTCTGTTCAGCCAATGCTTCCGCATATTGCTGAGCCGACTCGAAATCGTTGGGGTCCGCAGGAGGTGCGACAGGCTGTTTGGCCTGTTGCTCCGCAAGCCGCTGGGCCTGCTCACGTTCCCATTTACGCTGTTCTCTTGCAAGGCGCTTGCTTACAATCGCGTCCAGCTCTTCCTGAGTGAACGATTTTGTAGGCTGCTGTTCCTCCGGCGTTGTTTCAACAGATTCCGGCGCTGCCGTAGCTTCCGGTTCCGGCGCGGGGCTGATCTCCACTACAGCCTGTTCTTCATCAGACATTTTTACCTAGCTTTCCGGCCAGTCGGTTGAGTTTACAATACTATTCTGCCGGCGTCGGGTCAACATCCGGGCTTTGAATAGCCGCAGCCGCCGCGTCGCCCTGGCGCTTTACCTCGGCAATCAGCTCGAAAACCTCGGCATAGGGGCGCTGCGCGAGCGCCTGCATGACGACGTTCCAGGCCTGAACCGGTAGTTCAATCGAAATCTTTTCCATTTACCTTCTCCAAGGTGTGTCCGCCCGGTGGAGAATGACGCGGGCCGAGCGGACGACCTCCCGCGCCAAGCTGGTTATTCCGCCGCCTGCGCCCACGGGAGCGGCAGAACTACGACCGGCGGGTTAATCTGGTTTTCAATCTGCTGGTCGAGCGCAGCGTCCATCTCAGTGACGCGCTCCGCGCCCATCGCGTCTTCAAGCCAGCCGCAGACCTGCTCGAAGGTCAGGTCGGCATAGGGCGTGAACGTCGCGCCGGCGTCGAGCGTGACGCCCTGCGAGCCGTAGACATCGGCGGTGTGCGTGCCGTCCGTCGCCTGCCTGCGCCAGTGGACGGTGAAGACAACGTCTTCGTGCCCGTCTGCTTCGGGATAGCTTTCAAGCTGTGAGATGACCCAAGTGTATGTGTTAGCCATTGGTTGCTCCTGTTACGGGATTGTGCTGGCGAGCAAATAATAGACAGTTCCGTTAATGCGGACTGCGATTGTTCTATTGGCGGTCGGCGTTCCAGTGCCAACAATCGTGCCCTCGGTGTAGAACGATGGCATCGTGTTTCCGGCGGACAGGTCCGATGAGTAGAACGTCACGGTGTCGGCGGGTGTCGCAGTCGGCGCTGTTTCCGTCTCAATTGTCAGACACTGCGTTCCAGTTGTCGGAGAAGATGTCGTGCCGATAAGAACATTGCCCGCGCTGGTGATGCGCATATATTCTGATACAGAACCAGCGCCAGCCGCTTGATACAGAACCTTCCATGCATCGCCGCTGAGAGCATAACTTCCAAGTTCTTGATACCAGGAACTTAAGCCAGTGTGGGTCTGCGTGCCTCTATCAGTGGAGTTGGAACCAAAAATCAAGCCATTATACGAAGCACTAAACCCTGCGTTTGATGAAACAAACGACCGCTGTGTTGTCAATCCGCCATATTGCAGAACCATTTGAACGGCAGAAGCGTTTACCTCCAAGGCCACGCTCGGGCTCGTCGTCCTGATGCCAACATTGCCCGTGCTGGTGATGCGCATACGTTCGGAGCCATTTGTCTGAAATA